TAAATATGGAGATGCGGTGTATGAAACGTCAAATAATTATCAAACTAATAATGGCTCGTGGTACAGCGACTACTCGAGTTTTCCTTATTTGACTGTTCCGTTCTTTCTTCGTGGGAGCGATTGCAACTCTACGTTTGGTGCTGGTCTATTTTGCTTCGGACACAACAATGGTGGTGCTGTCAACAACCGAGGCTTCCGTCCGGTGCTCGTGGCACTTTAAGAGTATGTCAAAAATTTTGTACGAATTTAAAATAACTTTTATGAAAAGAAAAAGCACGACAGAAGAAAAAATGAACAAATTAGTTTTAATATCCGGATAAAATTGAAAAAGTGATTGAAATAGTAGATTAAGTTATTTTTTCTTATAGTTAAAAATAAATTCGGACAATATAAAATGTTAATGCTAAATTGGTTATGGATTTTTTGAAATAAATATTGAAAAACAACCCTAAAAATGATATGATAACAATACAGCGAAAACAGAAAGGAGAGCTTGCACTAGATATTTAAAAAGTTGCTTGATATAAAAAACAAAAAAACAGCTATAAAACAAAAATCTAGTACAAATAAAATAACAATGAAAGCAATTGAAATTAGAAATACCTATTTAAAATTTTTTGAAAAACATGGACACAAAATTATTCCAAGTGCACCATTAATACCAGAAAACGATCCATCTGTATTGTTTACTACAGCAGGTATGCAACCATTAGTGCCATACCTTTTAGGAGAAAAACATCCAGAGGGAAAACGCCTTACAGATTACCAAAAATGTTTAAGAACCAATGATATTGACGAAGTGGGAGATAATAGGCATTTAACCTATTTTGAAATGTTAGGAAATTGGTCTTTGGGAGATTATTTTAAAGAAGAAGCAATTACCATGAGCTATGAATTATTAACCAAAGAATTTGGAATAGATCCTAATAAATTATCTGTAACTTGTTTTGCAGGAGATGAAGATGCACCAAGAGACGATGTGGCAGCAAATGCTTGGAAAAAAGCAGGAATTCCAAAAGAAAGAATTTATTTTTATGGAAAAGATGATAACTGGTGGATAGCAGGAGAGGAGGGACCTTGTGGTCCAGATACAGAAATGTATTTAGATACAGGAAAGCCTGCTTGTGGTCCAGATTGCCAACCTTCTTGTGGTTGTGGTAAATATGTAGAAATTTGGAATAATGTATTTATGGAATATTATAAATCTAAAGACGGCTCTATTACCAAACTAAAACAACAAAATGTAGATACAGGTCTTGGATTAGAAAGAATGACTATGTTACTACAAGGAAAAGAAACTCCATTTGATACAGAAATCTTTTTACCAATTATGGAAAAATTAAAAGAACTTGCAAAACAAGATGCAATAGAAAGCAGAAGAATTGTAGCAGAGCATTTACGTGCAAGTATTATGGTTGTTGCAGATGGTGGTAAACCAAGTAACATAGACCGCGGTTATGTATTAAGAAAATTAATTAGAAGAATGACGAGACATTTAAATAAATTACAAATTAATTTAGAGGAATTAGGAAAACTAATTGATTTATACATAGATACTTTACAAGAACTATATCCAGAATTACAATCTAAAAAAGAAATGATTAAACAAACTATTATAGAAGAAAAAAATAAATTTATGAAAACCTTATTACATGGAGAAAAAGAATTTGAAAAAGTAGTAGCAAAAGCAAAACAAGAAAATAAAACTATAATAGATGGATATACTATTTTTAAGTTATATGAAACTTATGGATTTCCACCAGAAATTACCACGGATTTAGCAAAAGAGCAAGGATTTTATGTAGATTTATCTGAGTTTGACAAACTTTTTAAAGAACATCAAGAAAAATCTAGACAAGGTAGCGAACTAAAATTTAAAGGAGGACTTGCAGAACAAAATGAACAAACAATAGCATATCATACTGCAACCCATCTTTTACATAAAGCTCTTCAAATAGTGTTAGGAGAACATGCAAAACAATGTGGTTCTAACATTACTACAGAGAGATTAAGATTTGACTTTACTCACCCAGAAAAAATGACAAAAGAGCAGTTACAACAAGTGGAAGATATAGTAAATGAACAAATAAAAAGTGACTTGCCAGTTACCTGTGAAGAGATGACTTTGGAAGAAGCAAAAGCATCTGGTGCAACAGGTTTGTTTGAAAATAAATACGGAGAAAAAGTAAAAGTATATACTATTGGAGATTTTAGCAAAGAAATTTGTGGAGGACCTCATGTTACACATACAGGAGAATTAGGACATTTTAAAATTAAAAAAGAAGAATCTAGCTCAGCAGGAGTAAGAAGAATTAAAGCTATTTTAGAAAAATAATTTACTTTATTATAAAATATTTGAATTTTAAAATAAATGTAATGGTAAAAAAGAGACAAAAAGGAAGAAGAAAAATGGAAGATTGCGTTTTTTGTAAAATTATAAAAGGAGAAATTCCTTCAGAAAAAGTATATGAAGATGATGAAATTTTAGCATTTAAAGATATTAATCCAGCAGCACCGATTCATATTTTAATTATTCCTAAAAAACATATAGCTACTTTATTAGATATTTCTGAAGAGGATGGTATCTTGTTAGAAAAAGTAATGAAAGTAGTTCAAAAGCTAGCAAAACAATTAGGAATAGAAGAAAAAGGATTTCGTTTAATTGCAAATTGTGGACCAGATTCTGGACAAGAGGTAATGCATATTCATTTTCACCTATTAGCAGGTAGATATATGGGACCAAAAATTATCTCTTAAAACCTATAGATTATCTTGCAAAGTTATGATATAATAGTAATGGTAAGATAAATGTTTATAGGAGGAAATACAAATGCAAAATAGTAAATATAGTAAAGTATTAACAATCATTTTAGTTATTGCTATTATAGTAATCATTGGATTATTAGTTTTTGTAGGATTAGATTGGTATAAAACATATATTACTGGTGCAGATGCAGAAAGTGGTATTCACGATTTTGATGGCTATATTAATAACGTTTTAACTAACAATGAACAAAATAATGAAAATAATACAGAAATCATAGAACCCAATATAAATATAGAAAATACACTGCAAAATACAACTGGAGATGGAGGAAGTTCTAGTACAGGTCTTACTTATAAAGGATACAATGTAGTAGGAAAAATAGAAATTCCTAAAACAGATGTAAGTTATGTGATATTAGATAAAGTAACACCAAAATCATTAGAAACTTCTATAGGGTTTATGTATGGTGCCGGAATTAATCAAGTAGGAAATAGTGTCTTTGCAGGACATAACTTTAGAAATGGAACTTTTTTTTCCAATAATAAAAGGTTAACAGAAGGTGACAAAATTTACATAACAGATATGCAAGGGAATAAAGTAACCTATGAAATTTATAAAAAATATACAACGGATGCAAATGACTTCAGTTATGCAACTAGAGATACAAAGGGAAAAAGAGAAATTTCTTTAACAACCTGTACAGATGATACTAGAAATAGATTAATCATTTGGGCAGTAGAAGAATAAAAGTAAGACAAGATGGTAATAATACAAAAAATAAAATAAACATTATTCAACTGTAAAATAATTATCTAAAAAATGAAAAATAACTGTTGACAAATAACAATATTTTGTTGTACAATTATATATGCGTGTAAGCGTAATGTGATGGTGGATGTAGCGTAGTTGGTTAACGCGCCAGTTTGTGGCACTGGAGACCGTGGGTTCGAGTCCCATCTTCCACCCCATAATATAATTGTAAAAATATATTGGGCTGTAGCCAAGCGGTAAGGCACTAGACTTTGACTCTAGCATGCGATAGTTCGAATCTATCCAGCCCAACCAATTTTACTAGATTTGATGTTTTAAAATAAAAAAAGATAAATAATGATAAAAAAGGATAAATAAGGAAAATCAATACTTTTGAAGAGTATTGATTTATTATTTTTAAGATAAAGAATAATAAAAAAAGATAAAAAATGATAAAAATCTAATGAAAATCTAATGAAAAATAAAAATAAAAATGAAAAGGCTAAGAAACCTTTTCATTATTTTTTTCTTCTTTTTCAATTTTTTGTTTCAAAACAGTTAATTCATATAGTAATGTATGCTTGTCAGAATTGCTTAAATGTGATTTTTGAACAGCGGATAACAAATTATTCACGTCACGAAGTAAAATCGTCTTAGAATCAATTTTAGCGTAGTTAATATTCATATCAATATAATAGTTTTGACTATCTTTACTATGTTTCTTTTTGTACTCCTCGAAAGCATCAAAATATGTATCCAATGTTACAGTTATTTTCTTATGTCCTAAAAAGTCGCGGACCAATTCTGCAGGCATACCGCTTTCGATTTTTCTTGTTGCTGCAGAGTGTCTTAATACATATTGAGTTTCATCAAAACCATCTCCAATACTGAACTTCTCACAATATCTTTTAAATGCTGAATTTGATGAAGAGATAGATATAAGTGAGTTATTGTTAGAGTTATAAAAGAGTAAATTATCAGGGTTTGTAGTAAAGAAATTAATTGACTGCTTTAAAATTAATTCTAAGTCGTCATCTATATCTATATCTCTAATGCCAGAATATGTTTTAGTTCTATCTCCTAAAATTGTATTCCCATTTTTATCTTTAGTTAATGAATTTCTAATATGTAGCTTTCGTTCTTCAAAATCAATATCTTTGTCTTTATCTATTGCATAAGCTTCGCCGAGGTCTAAGTCCTGCAAATAACATTAATAACCAGCCATATTTATATTTTTTATTTGCTTGTTCAATATTTTCTAAAAAATTCTTTTGTTCTTTTATTGTAAATGCTTTAACTTTTTCTTTAACAATTATACTACGAGGCACAGGAAATTCATCAGTGTCGTCAAGTGGGTTACAAGCTATTATTTTTTTCTTTGTTGCTCTATTAAGTGCAGCTTTCAAAAGACCTGTATCTTTTGAAATAATAGACTGAGAGTATTTTGTCATATAATTTAAGTATTGATGATAATCATCGTCAGTAACTTCTTGCAGCGGTATATTAACAAAGGCATGTTTTTTAAATCTTCTTAATTTATTTTGATTTTCTATGTAAGTATTATCATTAGTTTTATTTTTATTATGTCTGTTTTCAATTATCTCAGTCATTATGCTTAATAATGTTATTTTACTTTTATCTGTATATATATTATATTTTATTTTCTCTAAATTTTCTAAATTCTTCTGAACAGCTTCTTTTTTCTTTTTAGAATATTGGGGAGTAGTTAGTTTTCCATCTTTTTTCGTATTTTGATTAGCAACAGTTTCATAACAATAGTATCTATCACAATATTTCAAACATTCTGTGCAATTTTTACATTTATCACACTTTAATTTACAATTTTCTCTGTTATCACATAAGTCCTTATGTTTACAATCTTTACATACATTACAAACTTCTCCAGATAATTTTTTCTTTTGTTTTTTTATAAAGTAACTAATTCCACCTTCACCATTTGCACGGCGAGTTCCTTTTTTGTTTCCCATAAAAAAACCTCCATTTTTTAAATATTTTTATTTCAAAATACTTGCAAATAGAGATACATTTATATATAATACAAATGTAAGCATTTGCAAGGATGTTTACGTTTGGGAAAATGTATCTGGTCGCTAAACTTAGAATACATTTTCCTATTTTTTATTTTATATATTCTTCTCCATCAAGTTTTAAAGAAGTAATAGAGCCATCTTTAGTTGTTACTTCAAATTGATTTCTTACAGTTGCACCAAATGAGTTTTGTGAGTCTACATATGCTTTTGCAATTATATATCCATCACTTTTAGAAAATTCCCACTCAGAATAAGAAGCAAATTTTGCTGTAGATGGTAATCTTAATATTTTTTTAATAGCAATTTCTGATTGTGATTTTATATTTACTTCTTCATTAGCAGTTAAAATATAATTAACCAGGCTATCTTTGATTTTTCCGTCTTCATATAAATATTTATCAGCATACTTAATAGAATAAATTTTTCCATTTTTTATATATAATACACCAGATAAATTATCTTCCTTTATTCTATAACCGAATAGTTCCGCTTACCATCGAGTTCATCTAGTGAAGAATCTTTTTCTATTGTATAATTAGAAAATCCGCATTGACTGATAATGTCTAAGCTATTAGTTATCTCTTCAGAAGTTATTCCAGCGCTTTTTAGCTGTGAGTAATTGTTACTTGTATTTTTGGTAGTGGCATTAATCATAAGCCCAATAAATGCTATAAATAAAATTAAAGCAATACCTGGACCAATACCAGTAATTTTAGTCTTTTTCTTTTGTTTTACTGCAGTAGTATTTGAAGTAATAACATTATTGTTTTGAGCACTCTTTAAATTAGTTCCACATTTTGAACAAAAGACATCATCTTGTTTTAACTCATTACCACATTTAGTACAATACATACTATTTCATTCCTCCTATTATAAATATTACTTAATAAAATTCACATATATAACATTATTTACGCATTTCCATTTTGAAGTTCTGTTTTTTTATCTGTATATTCATTAATCTTAGTCAAATCTTTTATATTATCCAAGGCTTTTGATTTTCCTAAATTATTTAATTCATTATAGTAGTTAAGAAATTCAACAGACTGATTACCATATTTTATTTTTAATTCTTTATAAAAATCATTATTTGAGTAAACTATATTTTGGTCTTTTTCCATTGGAACATCATAGCCCATAAGCCAAACTTCATTAATGTCTAAATTATCGGCAAGTAAAGTCAATTTTCTTTGTCTAGCAATAGCATCGCCAGATAAATATTTGCTTAACAAACTTTCACTTATTCCTGTTTTTTCATGTAATTCAACTTGTTTAATATTCCTTATTTTCATAGCCTTATCTAAACGGCTTTGAAATGTATCTGTTGGTTTCATAAATTTCCCTCCAATATAGGTATATTATAAAAAAAACTTTAATAAAAATCAAGTTTTTTGAATAAAAATTCAAAAAAATTTGAAAAAAATTCAAAAAAAGTATTGACAATAAAAAAATCATAATATAAGATATAGAAAACTTGAATTAAATTCAAGAAAAGAAAGAGGTGTTAAATTTGGAATATGATTTTAGTAAACTTAGAGGTAGAATAAAAGAAAAATTAAAAAGTGAAGCAAAATTTGCAAAAAAAATCAAGATATCTCCTGCATCATTGAGCTCAAAGTTTAATAATCGTAGTGATTTTTCATCACAAGAAATATCAAGAGCAATAGATAAAGATGTATTAGACATACCAATAGCAGAAATAGGGGAATATTTTTTTACCAAAAAACTTGAATTAAATTCAAGAGAGAATTAATAGCGACCAGATACAAAAAAATAAAAAAGAAAGGGGGAAAATTATGTGCAGAATACAATTAAATCTACATTAAAATGGGAAGATGCCCCAGACGTAATTGACTATACAGATTTGGCAAAAATTATTGGAGTATGTCCTGATACTGCCAAACAGATTTTTAACGATAGAAAATTTCCAAAAATACCAGGAATAAATAAGCGAAAAGCTGATAAAGAAGTAGCAAAACTTTATTTGCAAGGATTCTATAGTACAGAAAGCATTCGAGATAGCAGACAAAATTTGATACTCATTGAATTACAAAAAATAAATTTAAATTTATCCAAATTATTGAAAGAAGGTGATACGAATGAAAAAACTTAAAACAGCACTAAGCTATTTATTAGGATATGTCTTAGTTGGAGGAACAGCAGCAATGATCTTAATATTATTTTTAGAAAAATAATGTAAGGAGGTGAAATCATGAGAGTTTTAGAAATAATTAGTCTTGCATTAGGAATCATAGCATTGATTATGGCATCCGCCTTATATTTAAGCAACAAAAAATTAGTGGAAAAAAACAAAGAATTGCTAGAAAAAATTGCAAAAACAAGAAAAGATTATGATGACATTTTATTTGAATATCAAGAAGTTAAAAGACTAAGAAAAGAAGCAGAACATAATAGTACAATCATTTTACGAAGAAATACACAGTTAGAAAGAACAGTAAAAGAAATTGAAAAGGAATTAGAAAAGCAAGATTACAATAGTGCAGAAAATTTAAAAAATAAACTAAAAAGCATACTCATGACCGCAAAATCATTATAGAGTATGCAAAAAACAAATTATATAAATTCATTTCGTTTAAAATTGTAACACAAATCCAAATGAAATGCAAGATTGGAGGAAAAATGGAAATAAAACTATTAAATTTAAAATTGAAAAATTTTAAAGGAATAAAAGATTTAGAGGTTAATTTTGAAGGCAAAAATACTAATATTTATCGGAGCAAATGCAACAGGAAAAACTACAGTATTTGACGCATTTAAATGGCTATTTTTTGATAAAGATAGTAATGATAGAAAAGACTTTAATATAAAAACATTAGATAGTAACAATAACCCAATTCATTTTTTAGAACATGAAGTTGAATCCACTTTATTAGTAGACGGAAAAGATATGACATTTAAAAAACTATTTCAAGAAAAATGGGTAAAGAAAAGAGGACAGGAGGATCAAACATTTTCAGGACATGAAACAAGTTACTGGATAGATGAGGTTCCAGTAAAAAAGAAAGAATATGAAGAGAAAATAAACAATTTAATACCAGAAAATTTATTCAAATTAATTACAGATCCGTTGTTTTTCAATAACAATATGTCGTGGCAAGCAAGAAGGGAGTTACTAGTTAATATCTCCAGAACTAATATTACAGATGAGGAAATTTTAAATTCAAATGAGCAATTTAGTACATTGCAAGCAAACTTACAGGGAAGGAATGTACAAGACTATAAGAAAGTTATAAATGCTAAAATCAAAGAATTAAATGATGAAAAAGAAAAAATTCCAGTAAGAATAGATGAATTAACTAATACCCTTATTACAGAGCACGATATTAATTATAGTGACTTAGAGAATGAAAGAGAATTATGTATTGAAGAATTAAGAAAAATAGATACAGAATTGACAGATATTCAATCAAGAGCAAAAGAAAACATGAAAAAAGCAGATGCTTTAGCAGCTGCTAAAACTGAACTACATAATTTGAAATTTAGATTAGAAGTTGAGAACAGTAATAAATATTCTTCAGAAAAAATACAACTAGATAACAAAAAGAGTACAACAGAAAATGAAATTAGAATATTAACTAATGAAAAAGAAATCAAAGTAACAGAGATTAAAAAGTTAGAAGAAGAAAATAAAGAGCTACGTATCAAATGGGAAGAAATAAACAAAGAAACATTAACAATTAATGAAGAAGAATTTATTTGTCCTGTATGCCATAGACAGTTTGAAAAAAATGTTGCAGAAGAAAAAAGAAAAGAATTACTAGAAAAGTTTGAACAACAGCAAAAATATATGAAGAATTCAATTAATGAAAAAGGACAGGCTAACAATAAGCGAGTTGAAGAATTAAATTTGAGAATAACAGAAATAAATGAAAAATTGTCAGCTTTAAATGATGAATTACTTACTATAAATGTAAATCTAAGTGAATATTCAGAAAAAACGAAAGAAGTTGAATTTGATATAACTGCAGTACCAGAATATAAACAAAAAGAAAAAGAAATCGAAAAATTACAAGAAGAAGTAAACATGATTGTACAAAGTGACACGACAGAAATTCAGGATAAAAGATCTGCTGTACTGGAACAAATCAATAATATTAATAAAAAATTAAATGAAAGAGACATACAAGAAAAAACAAAGTCTCGCATAGAAGAGCTAGAAACCGAAGAAAAAGAAATATCGCAAAAAATTCAAAATTTGGAGGCGCAACAATATCAAATAGAAGAGTTTACAAAGATTAAAGTTGAGTTGTTGGAGAATACAATAAATAGCAATTTTGAGGTTGTAAAATTCAGACTATTTGATACACAAATTAACGGTGGACTTGTAGAATGCTGCGATACATTAGTAAATGGGGTTCCATTTGCTGACGTAAATAATGCACATAAAATACTTGCAGGCCTAGATATTATAAAGACATTATCTAAATTCTATAACATAACGGCACCAATATTTATTGACAATAGAGAGAGTATTAATAACTTATGCAATATAGATGCTCAAATTATTAATTTAATTGTAACAAATGATCCAAAGCTAAGAATTGAGGTGGTACAAGATGTCTGAAAAAGAAAACGATAAAACCATTTTAGAGTTCAAAAAAAGCGATGAAGGAATAACTGTTGTTACGTATGATTGTCCAATAATAGACATATTAGTAGGGATTGCGGAAACTATACAGCTTATGATGGAAGAAACAAAAGAAAACAAAGAAACTATATTAATAGATATAGGTAAAGCATTAGAAATATTAGAAGAAAAGGGAGGAAAATCAAATGAATAATGAAATTCTAAAAATCTCAAGTAAATCAGAGCCAAATAAAATAGCAGGAGCAATTGCTGGTTTAGTAAAGGAAACCGGAGTAGTAGAAATGCAAGCAATAGGAGCAGGAGCCCTTAATCAAGCAATAAAAGCTATTGCTATTGCTAGAGGTTTTGTAGCACCTTCTGGTGTAGACTTAATATGTATTCCTGCTTTTGCAGATGTAGAAGTAGAAGGAGAAAACAGAACCGGAATTAAGTTAATTGTGAAAGGAGTTAGATAATTATGAGTAATGAATTGATTCAAAAAGAAAAAAATGAATTGAAAAATAGAAAACTTACAGGTGGAGAAAAATTTACTAATATGATAATTAAAGAATTTCAAGGCAATATAGGGGAATTAAACTTAAATGATTATCAAAAACAGTTGATTAGAAATTATTTTATAGGAATAGATAATGCTTTAAAGAATGCAGAAACAAGTAGATCATATAGTAAAAAGAAAGCAAATGATCCACCTATAACTTGGGAAAATGTAAATATGAATAAATTAGCAATAGATGTAGTACAAAATGCAAAGCTGGGATTAGACATGTCTGTGAATAATCATTTACATGTAGTACCTTATAAAAACTCAAAAACAAACAAATATGATTTGACGTTAATGCCAGGATACGAAGGATTAAAATACATTGCTACGCAATTCTCATTATATAAAATAATAGATATTAGAGTTGAATTAGTACATGAAAATGATATCTTTGAACCAACTTATCAAAACAACATAGAATATTACAATTTTAAAATAACTAATCCATTCAGCAGAGGCAACGTAATAGGTGGATTTGGGTATATTAGATATGAAAATGAAATACATAACAAATTAGTTATCATGTCAGTAGAAGAATTATTAAAGAGAAAGCCTGCAACAGCATCTGCAGAATTTTGGGGTGGACAAAAAGATGTATGGGAAAACAACAAAATTGTTGGAAAAGAAGAAATAGAGGGATGGACAGATGAAATGCTATATAAAACTATGGTAAGAGCAACTTGTAAAAAAGTAACTGTAGATCCTAAGAAAATAAATGATAGTTATATATACGTTATGAATAATAATGATGATTATTACATAGATAGACAAGAAGATATAGTCAACCAAGAAGTTGAAGAAAATGCAAACAAGGAAATTATTGATATTACTGATACTGTTGAGGAAATCCCAGAAACAATAGAAATTGATAATAATGAAACTGCATCTACAAATACAAATGAAAACGAAAATATAATTGAGGACAAGCCGGCCTTTTGATATTACAAGTGTTAGGTAGCAGTAGTAAAGGTAACTGCTACCTTTTAGAGTATAAAAATAAAGTTTTAATTTTAGATGCAGGAGTATCGTTCAAAGAAGTACAGAAAGCATTAAATTTTAATATTGAAAATGTAATAGGTGTGCTGATTACGCATGAACACATGGATCATTTAAAGTATACTACAGATTTTGCTTTAAATCGGAATTAATGTATATGCTTCAGCAGGAACTTTTGCAAAACTAAGTTTAAAGGGGCATAGATTCAAAATAATTAAAGCATTAGAGCAGTTTAGAATAGATGCTTTTACAATATTACCATTTGATATACAACATGATGCAGCAGAACCTTTACGGATTTTTAATACAAAATAATGATACAAAAGAAAGACTACTTTATGCAACAGATACTTATTATATAAAGTACAAATTTAATAAACTTAACTATTTACTTGTTGAGTGTAATTATATATCAGAAATAGTAAAAGAAAATATTAAGAAAAACATTATTAATAAATCAAGATATACCAGACTTTTAGAGAGCCATTTGAGTTTAGAAAATCTAATTAAATTCCTGAAAGCAAATGACTTATCAAATACGAAAAAAATTGTAATATGCCACTTGTCAGATCAAAATTCGAATGAACATCAAATGATAGAAACAATTACTAATATAACTAAGATAGAAACTATAGCAGCTAAACCAAAATTAAATGTAAAACTAGAATTATATCCATTTTAAAACGAGGTGTAGTAATGAATAATATACAAGCAATAAAACAATTAGAAGATTTGAAAAAAGATAGACTTAGTTTTGTACATAATAATGAGTTAGACGAGGTTTTTTTAGAAGATATAAAAGCAATCAGTTTAGCAGTTAAAGCATTGAAAAAATGTCCGGAAATTAAAGATAATTCGTTTAAATGCAAAATGTGTGGAAAAGAATTAAAAACATGGAAAAGTATTCAAAAACGGATTTGGACCAGTTTGTGAAAAAAAATTTTTAAATGATGTATATAAAAATCAGCAAATTACGACAGATATATTGCTTAAAGAAAAGAAAGAGAAAGAGAAAGAGAGGTAATAATATGTCAGCTACTAAGGATACATATTATTTTAGTCATGATGCAAATGCATTATCAGATCCAAAAATACTTGCAATGAGATGCGATTATGGATTCGAAAGTTATGGTTTATACTGGGCGATAATTGAAATGCTTCGTAATGAGGCTGAATATAAATTACCTCTTGATAGGACTACATTTAGAGCAATAAAAATGCAAACTAGTACTAATATAGATATTGAAAAGTATTTAAATGACTGTATTAATGAATATAAAGATAGCGAAACAGGAAATGGCTTGTTTAAAACTGATGGAAAATATTTTTGGTCAGCAAGTTTATTAAGAAGAATGGAAAAATATGAACAGATAAAAAAGAAAAGAAGTGATGCTGCAAATGCAAGATGGGGAAACAGAGAAAATCGTTCTGAAAATAACAAAAAAATGCAAAAAAAATGCAAAAACATAAAAAACAAATGCAAAAGCAATGCAAATGCATACAAAAGAAAATGCAAAAGCAATGCAAAACTCAAAAAAGTGTATGCAAAATTATGCAAATTAAATCAAATCAAATTAAATGAAATTAAATTAAATAAAATAAAATCTATCTATCCATCTTATCATCCTTTTGAAATGAAAAAAGAAATTGAAAATTATAACAAAATGATGGATGAGATGGATAAGATAGAATTTGAAAAAATTACACAACAATCAAAAGTAAAGCTATATAGTGAAAATCTGTCTGATGAAATTATAAACGTAATGCAAGAAATATATTTGAATCCTGCAACTAAAGAAAAATTAAAAAAAATAAAACTGCAACATATTGATTATGCTCTAAATAGCTTTGCTAAAGCAAATGCGAAAAGCACTATACAAATGCCAAAAAGATATTTTAAAAAATGCCTTTTGACTGCATTAGATGAATTAGAGCTTAGTAAACAATTCAATCTAAATTTTGATTAATGGAGGTTAATAATATGCAAGTAGAAGAACAAAATTTAATGTCAAGAAAATTAAAAACATGTGAAAATTGTGAGTGGTGTATTCCGAAAAATGATTTTCCAAATTGTTTATTAAGTGGAAACCAGGTTGGACTGTTTGAAACCTGTGGCATCTGGAAAGAAAGAACAGGCAATCATATATCAATGTAAGGAGGAAAAATTATGGCAATTTTAAATTATACAACCACAATTGACACAACAAAAACAATATCTGAAATACAAAAAATATTAGCACAACACAAAGCTAAAGCAATTTTAACAGAATTTAACAATCAAGGAGAAATAATTGCACTAAGTTTTAAAATAGATACTTCAAGAGGAGAATTGGGAATCAAGCTACCTGCTAATGTGGAAGCAGTATATCAAATACTAGAAATTCAAAAAAGAAAAAATAGTAAGATAAAAGCTACTAAGGAACAAGCAACAATGGTAGCCTGGCGAATAATTAAAGACTGGGTAGAAGCTCAAATGGCAATATTGGAAACTCAAATGGTTGAAATGGAAGAGATATTCTTGCCATACATGATTAACAATAATGGACAAACCCTATATGAATCTTTTAAAAATAATCAACTAATGATAGGAGGAAATTAATAATGCAAGTTAGGCATACTATTCAAGAATGGGAACAACTAACAGGAATTAGAATTAATAATTCAAAAGGATTTAAAGATATTAGAAAAGAGCATAAAGATATTTATGCAAATAAATACACTGAAGAACAATTCAGAAGAGCTGCAAGAAATAGTCATATTACAATAAAAACAAATAAAGGACTACAATTTATGGGAGAATTTTATAAGAGTTGAGAAACAAACACGATTGGAAGTTAAAAAAATATGAGTAAGAATGAAATTTTAATAGAAAAGCTACCAATTAGCATCATAAAAGAAATCTATAATACACCAGGAAGAACAGCCAAAATTGGAAAATACATAGTATATAGTAAAGATGATAGATATTTAAACTTTATAAAAAATGGATTCAAATGTGCAAAATGTGGTTTAGAAGCACAATACGTAAATCTAGAACATAATAGAAAAAAGAAAAATCATTTAAATGTTTATGGGATAAAAGATGGACAAGAAATTTTATTAACAAAAGATCATATATATCCAAAATCTAAAGGCGGTATAGATAATATTATAAATTATCAAGTATTGTGTGAGATTTGCAATGAGAAAAAAAGTGATAATAGCTCACTTACACTAGTTCAAGCGTTAAATAATGGACAAGCAACAAAAAAATCAGTCGAACGAGCAGTAAAAAGTGGAAGACCAAAAGCATTAGTTGGAGTTTAACAAGGAGGGATGCAAGTGTTAATATTAAACCAAGATAAAAAAAATCTTATTAACTTTGAGAAAGTAATAAATACATGGATAGAGAACGAAGACAATAAATTTAATATATATTCAGATGGTGAGATATTAGGAAGTTACAAAACAGAAGAAAGAGCAAAAGAAGTATTAAGAGAGATAACTTTCGCTTACATAAGTATAAAATTAATTAATACTAACAACTTCCAACTACGACAAATGATTTATGGAGAAGATTTAGCAAAGTATATATGCTATGAAATGCCAAAGGAGTAGATTATGCAGGAGCATTGGAGTATTAAACAATACAAAGAGTATCAAAAAAACGGAAGTAAAAGAAGTAAATATAGTGCAGTAAAAACAACTGTAGATGGACAAACATTCGATAGCAAGAAGGAAGCAGATTATTACTGTGAGTTAAAATTAAGGCTGCAAAGTGGGGATATCAAAGGTTTTTGTTTGCAGCCTGTGTTTATACTAGCATCAGGATTAAAATACAAAGCTGATTTTATTATTTTTAACAATGATGGAACATCAGAAATAATTGACACAAAAGGATTTAAAACAAAAGAATATATTGCAAAAAAGAAAGTTTTTGAAGATAAATTTGATTTAAAAATTAAGGAGGAATAAAAATGCCTACAATTATGGAACCAAATTATAAAGCACTTAGTGTAAAAGTAAGAGATTATGAAGGAAAATTAATAATGATTTTACACCAAACTACAGAACATATAGGAGATATAGAAATTGAATTATATAAAGTTATAATTGAAATTAAAAAATACGAAACTATAACATTAGAAAGAGTAAGAATAAACGATATATTAATTTGTGCGAGGTAAAAATATGTATGCGATTTATGATATGAAAGATAAAGAATTATGTGTAGGAGTATTTGATTATAGACAAGAGGCAGCATCATATTTAGGCATTCATAAAGATTCATTAAATAGAAATATACAAAAGCAAACACTTGTAAAGAATCAATATAAAGTAATGAAAATAGAGGAGGAAACAAAATGATAATTATAAATCAAGATAGAACACAAACAATTAATTTTGATATAACACACCATATATGGATAGAAAATTCGCTTGAAAATGATAGTAAAAAATTTGAAATATATGCAGATGGTGAATTATTAGGAGAATATGAAACAGAAGAAAAAGCAAAAAATATATTACATGATATTACAAGAAAATATCTAAAATTCTATGAAAATAATAGAGAAATTGTAATACCACCAAAAGTATATGAAATGCCAAAGGAGTAGTAACAGATGATAGTTATACCAATTTATCAAGGTAGATTATTGAAGGAGATAAAAAGATACCCTAGTTTTATATTATTTGAAGATCCAAAAACAAAAGCAAAAATTAGTTATACATATTATGAATTAGGGTATAAAAAAACTCCTCAAATAGAACAAAAAAATGTGCATTTGAAAGGGGAATAAAATGCAAAAAGTAATGGAAAAACAATTAACAATTTTTGATATACCAATAAATACACAGATAGAAAGAAAAGGTCTAGCTGAAGAATTAACAGAATTAGCAAGTCAATATTTAGTTGATAGCCATTATAAAAAAATAACATTTGGCAAGACATTAACAATACATGAAATTGAAAAAAGTTTAATGAGATTTAAAAGGTTTCCGGAATACATAAACAAAGTATATAAGATATTATCAAAATATTATGATGTGATAAAAGAATTTGAAGATATAACAGATTTTCAAACAATAGGAATAGCAAAAAGAGATAATTGCATTAGAATATACCAACCAAGACAGCAATATTGTATTTGGTGTATTTCAATGATAGATGAAAAGTTTTATCAATATGCAAGAAAGGGGGAATAAGTTTGAATCCAGTAAATTTTGAAGATATGAACTGCATATTTAAAGCACCTGGTTGTGGAGATTTACCAGCATTAAAAACGGACAAGCATATTGTTTCGTGTTGGGAAATGACAGAAGCAGAAAAAGCAGAATTTGCGAAAACAGGTAAAATATATTTAGCAGTAATGGGAAGTATGCAACCGCCTGTTAGCTTATATGTGGATAGACCATATATAAGACAATAGAAGGGAGAATATAGATGAAATATTATGATAAAGAAATAAACAAAAAAGCTGAAGTAATAGAAACAATATTTTTAATATTAACAGTATTTATAATTGGTTTTTTTATAGGTTACAAAGTATGCGAATGTGAAAAAGACAAAATTATAAAAGAAAAACAAACTAAAATTAATGAGCAATATGTTGAATTAGATAGTTTAAGAGAAACAGTTTATATGTATCAAATATATGGAAAATAAAGAAAGGAGATGATGAAAATGTATAAATACCCACCATTAACAGGGGTATGTACTACATGCGCAGGTTGTAATTTACTCGAAGATATTAACTTCAAAGGTAAACAACAATGCAAAAATCATCTCCGTTTAATTTCTCCAAAAGCCTTAGAATCAATAAAGCAAATACATAGAACATTAGGAATAGCAGGAGAACAAATAAAATTATAGAAAGGGTTGAAAAATATGATAATAATAGGCTTAATTATAGGATTTATTATAGTATTTATAGTAGGTGTATTTATAGGTATATGTATAATGTGCTTTATGAAAACAGCAAAAGAAGCAGATTTACAAATAATATTATTAAATATAATGGACCAGTTAAAAAAAGACAGAGCTGAAGCTGAAAAAGATAAACAAAAATACAATATTAGTAAAGGAATATATTTACAAGCTGATAAGACAATACAACTAATAAAAAAATTATATGGAGGTATATGTTAAATGTATAAATATAATGATGTTTCGCCATATTTTAGATTTAATTTTAATGATAAGTATATGGCACAACAACTATTAAAAAGAGAAAAAACACCTGAAGCAATAAGATATTTTAGTGAACATTGTGAGAATTTAACAAATTATGGTTATTGGTTTTTATTATCTACATTATGGGTAAGTTATACAGGTTATTCTGATATAGAATTATGGAAAAAGTTATTTTCTTCTGATAGGCCACAAAGATTAAAAAGCATAATGAAACCATCAGAAGTAAAAGAATATGACTATTTACCATACATAATAACAGTTTATAGAGCTAAAAGACCAGGAGAAAAACAATGGATAGCTTATACACTAGATTTAGAAATAGCAAAGAGATTCGCAAAAGAAAGAAATGTAAATAAAATAACTAAATATGAGGTTAAGAAAAAAGATATATTAGCATTATTCTTACGCAGAGGCGAAAAGGAAATAATTGTATTAGATGAAACAAAACCAAAATTTATTGAAGAAATTGAGGTGGAATAATGAAAAAAGATTTAATAGAATGGGTATTATTAATTTTACTTATAATTCTTATGTGCTTTAAATTTATAACTTTTGCAGAATATATCATTATTTATTTAATAGCAATGGGGTTAGAATACATACTAAAAGAATTACAAAAGATAAGAAAATTATTAGAGAACTTGAATAAACCACCTTTTCATATTAATTGTAGACATAGCATAAGTCCATATTTTAATGAAGAAGGAGAAAAAGAAAGAGGTGTTACATAATGGAAGAACAGGATTATATAGAATTAAACACATTATTAGCAAGATTAAGAGTTAATTGTTTAAAGAATTTAAGCAATGAAATAGAATTTAAACAGAGAGAAAGAAGTTTAAAATTAATAAGAAATATAGATAATATACGAAATAATATGCCTTTAAAGGTAGAAGAAGGAACAATATTTGTAAAATAGAAAGGAAGTGCAAAAAAATGGAATGTACTGATAAAGAATGGCAACATTGCCGAGTAGAAAAAATGGGATGTACTGGTTGTTATTATGATAAAGAAAATAAGAAAAAAACATTTTATATTTTTTTAGATGTAGATGGAGTATTAAACAATGAAGAATACTTCATGGAGTGTTTTAACAGACATAAAGTTAAAGGAATTATGAGTATGCATTGTTTCCCATTTGATCCAAAATGTTTAAATAATTTGATGAAATTAAATCAGGAATTACAAAAGCAAAATTATAATGTCAAAATAGTATTAAGTTCTACATGGAGATTAAATAAATTAGATACCGAAATAGTTAATTCAAGACTTGCAGAATATGGAATGAGAATATTTGCAAATACAATACACCTAAATAGTGGCAATAGAGGTTTAGAAATAAAAAATTTTCTTAAAAATGAAAAATATAGGAAAGCTGATAATTATTTGATTTTAGATGATGAAATAAAAGATATTGCAGAACAATTTGAAGAAACACATATTATATATACTAATTTTAATACTGGATTCGATAGCAATAAATTAAAAGAGGCAATACAAAAAATAAATATTTAGAAAGGTGGATTTTATGAAAAGATTTTTATTATGGTTAGCAGAGAAAATATATAAACATTATGGAAGATATGAAGATATAAGATTATTAAAATTCATAAAAGTACAAGGAATGTTTTATCAAGTTCACACGATAGAATTTACATATACAGATGCAATAATAAGGGCTAAAATACCAGAATACAAGAAATATTATAAAATGAATCCATTTTAGGAAAAGGAGAATTAAGTTATGGAAGAAAAGTATATAAATAAAATATTAAATTTCTCAGATAAAAATATAAATAATGCTGAAGAATTAATTATAAACAAAGAACAAGCTAAAAACATAGTTAAAGAATTGCAAAAAGATTATGTACCAAAAGCTATAATAAAATTGATAATAGCAGAATATAAAAAGGCAATTCAAGAACAAGATTATGATAAATTAAGATATTCTGTTATGGAAACAAATATAGCAATAGATGTATTGCAAGAATTATTAGAAAAATAATGGTACCGACATTGTTGTCGGTAGGAAAGGTAAGGAAAAAATGTATAGATTAAAAAGTATAGATGATTTAGAAAAATTAAAAGACTTTGGGTATGAAGAAGGAGAAACAAAATATACCAAAAGAGTAATGAAAGATAGAAATAGCGGAGCATGGACTTATTTTGAAACTATTGAAATAAGTAAAGAAGATGGAATTATAAGAACTAGATTATATCAAGACTGTGCTGACCAAGAATGGATAGGGTATATAGAAAAAACAGGAAGATATATATATGATTTAGAAAAAGCAGGATTAATTGAAGAAGTGGTAGAGAAAAAGAATAATCTAGTATTACATGCAGAAAGAGAATTAGAGATATTATTAAATCAATGCGAAGATGAAGAAGGCAGGGAAATGCAAAAACATATAAATAAAGATATATTAGAAGTTGTAGAAATATTTTCAAATCAAGGACATAGCGGTTTTAGTGCTAATTATGCAATAGGAATGATAGAAAAATTATTAAGGTATGAGCCAATAACACCATTAACCGGTGCAGATAATGAATGGACTAAATTAGATTATAATGACGATACAAAATATCAAAATAAAAGATGTTCGAGAGTATTTAAAAATGCAGACGGACAAGCTTACGATATAGAAGGAAAAATATTTTCAGAAGATGGAGGGAAAAGTTGGTATCAGTCAAAAGATAGTAGAGAGTATATAAAATTTCCTTATAGACCACATACAGAAAAAATTATACTTAAAGCAAAGGATAAATAAAGTATGAGAAAGATAAGATATTATATATTTTGTATAAAATGGTTATATAAAAATAGAAATTGGGAAAGTACAAGACAAAAATTTAAAAGAATGGAAAAAGATTATAAAAATAGTAAGTGGTGCAAATGATAATAAAAAATATTGTTACTATGGATGATGAATTAACATTTGTAGATGCAGAAATTGTAAATATAAAAAATACAAAGAAATTTGATAAAGCTATCCAACAAGGAAAGGTTGTAGAGATAAAAGAAAATGGAAAAATTTATAAGTTGAATTCGTCGTATATCATATTTTATCAACCATAGTACAAAAAGTGAGGAGGTTCTATGGAAGAAAAAAATAATAGAATAGATCCAGATTTGCTATTTTTACTTCAAGATACTGTTACGGCAGGAGTAAATGAACGGAGTAAAAAGAGCGGTAGAGGGAATAGAAATGCAGAAAGCATTAGCAGATAAAATCAGGTATGATAATAGAATAAGAAATACTAAATTGTTGCTCTCAAATTATAGAAAGTTTAAAAAACATATCAAAACTGCAATATATACAGAAACACAACTTGATACAACAGAGACATCAGAAATATTAGATAAACTGGGAATGAACTTAAGTGATGAGTATGATAAAACTATTGTAGAATCTATATTAAAATCAAAGAAAAGAACTGAAATAATTTTACAACATATTGACACAATTTTAGATGGTTATGTTTTACAAGCATCCAAGAGAGATGATATAGAATTAAAAAGAAGAGCTAATGTGGTTGATAAATTATATAGAAAAGGAATGAAAATGGACCAAATTTCAAAAGAAGAACATGCAAGTATTAGTACAATTAAAAGAGACAGAAACAAAGCAGTAAACGAGATTGCGGTCTTAATGTTTCGGAATAGATCGGCATAAAATTTATATAAGCAATGAGCTAAAGATGGACTTGACATGAACTTGTCAATATTTTATAATGTTAGTATCAAAAATTATAAATAAAGAGACCTTAAAAGATTTGTTTTTTTGTAAACAAGTCTTTTTTTATACACAAAAGAAGGTGTATTACAGTTAATGAATATTGAAAAATGTATGAAAAACAAATGCAAAAATTGTAAAAATATCAAAACTTGTTTTAAGGAGCATAAAAGCAAAGATGAACATTCAGAGAATAAATATATCAAAATTAAGACCGGCAGAATATAATCCGAGAAAAAATTTAACACCAGATGATGAAGAATATCAAAAAATAAAAAGAAGCATTGAAGAATTTGGATATGTGGATCCTATTATAATTAATAAAGATTATACTGTTATTCGGAGGACATCAAAGATTAAAAGTATTAAAAGAATTAGGTTATACTGAAATTGAATGTAATGTTGTGGATTTAGATAAGACAAAGGAAAAAGCATTAAATATAGCACTCAATAAAATAAGCGGAGAATGGGACAATAAAAAATTAGAGGAATTACTTGCAGAATTAAATACAACAGATATAGATATGGATATAACAGGTTTTTCTTTTGATGAAATAGATAATATTTTAAAAGATATTATAGGGTCAAAAGAAGATAATTTTGATGTTGAACAGGCTCTGAGAGAAATAGATGAACCAACTACAAAACCAGGAGATATTTGGATATTAGGTAAAAATAGATTAATGTGTGGTGATAGTACAGTAAAAGAAAATGTTGAAAAATTAATGAATAATAATAAAGCTGATATGGTATTTACTGATCCACCGTATTTAATGAATTTTGAAGGAAATGTACACGCAGATGGAAGTAAAAGTTTTAATGCTATACATGGAAAAATAAAAAATGACAATATGAGTAGAGAAGAAGGCGACCAATTTATACTTAAAATGTTTGAAATGATAAAAGAATACAGTAAAGGTGCATATTATGTATGCTTTTATAGATTGGGATTAGATTATATATTCAGAGCATTAGATAGATTAAATAATAGGTATAAAGCATTAATTATTTGGAATAAGGGAAATCATACTTTATCTAATAGTGATTATATGAGCAAATATGAGCCTATTGTATATGGATGGTTTGCATCACATTTATTTTATGGTGATAGAAGTAATTTTGATATTTGGGATATCGAGAGAACAAAGAAAAATGACTTACATCCTACAATGAAACCTGTAGATTTAGTTGTAGAAGCAATAAAAAATAGTAGTAAAATAGAAGATTTAGTATTAGATCTATTTGGACGGAAGCGGAACAACTTTAATAGCTGCAGAACAAATGCAAAGGACCTGTTATATGATGGAACTTGACCAAAAATATTGCGATGTAATTGTAAAACGTTGGGAAACATTAACTGGAGAAAAAGCTATTTTAGAAACGTAATGGAGGTGGGTGATATGCTTTGACAGAAGAACAATTAAACAATCTAAAGAAAGATTATAAAAAAGGTTTTACATATAAGCAATTACAGCAGAAGTATGATATATCACCTAACAAATTAAAATATATTATTCAGCAAAATAAATGGAAAAGAAAAAGTAATAGAAGTAAAGTACAAAAAGGAAATCAAAATTCAGTAGGAAATAGTGGTGGACATGCTCCGAAAAGAAATCAAAATGCAGTAACTACTCGGAGAATATCAAACAATATATGATGACTTACTTAGTGAAAATGAAAAAAAATTATTAAAAAAATTTCAAATAGAAGATAAAAAACAACATATTTTCTCAGAACTTAAAATCTTAACAATTAGAGAAAGAAGAATGTTAGAAAAGATAAAGAAATTACAAGAAGGAAAAGACTTAAATATTACAAAAATAACTAAGAGTAATTCTCAAAATATTGCTTATAAAAATGATGGTTCTTGTACAACGACAGAAGCAGAGAGTACAATTAATATTATAGGAAGACTAGAAGAAGCATTAACAAGAGTACAGGAAGCTAAAAGAAGATATATAGATAGTTATCATAAGATAGAAAATGACAGCAGAAAACTTGAATTAGAATTGATTAGATTAGAAAGAGAAGCTACAAAGGATGAGGCGACAGAAAGTGAGAATGCTGAAGATGACAGTTTCATAAAAGCACTAGAAGATAGTGCAGAAAGTGCATGGGATGACTATGAGAATAATGAATCAGAATGAATTAACTATTGATGAAAGAATTTCTAATCTAAAAAAACAAGTTATGCAAAATGCAATAACTTTGAAAAAGAAAATAAGGAATGGTACTGTATTCAAGTTTAAAAAGTTTAGTAAAAAGCAAAAGAAAGTATTAACCTGGTGGAATGACAAAAGTCCAGTAAAAGATAAAAATGGAATAATTGCTGATGGTAGTATCAGAGCTGGAAAAACGTTGTCTATGTCATTATCATTTGTATTATGGGCTATGACAAAATTTAAAGGTCAAAACTTTATTATGGCAGGAAAAACAGTAGGAGCATTTCGTAGAAATGTTCTTTTTTGGCTAAAACTAATGCTAAGAGTTCAAGGTTATCACATAAAAGATAGAAGATCAGACAATTTAGTAGAAATATCAAAACGGAGAAAAAATAAATTACTTCTATATCTTTGGAGGTAAGGATGAACGAAGTCAAGATTTAGTACAACGGAATTACTGCAGCAGGTGTATTTCTGGATGAAGTTGCATTAATGCCAGAATCATTTGTAAATCAAGCATTGGCAAGATGTTCTGTAAAAGGAAGTAAATACTGGTTTAACTGCAATCCAGAAGGACCAAAGCACTGGTTCAAAGTAGAATGGATAGATAAGGCAAAAGAAAAAGAAATTATATATTTACATTTTACAATGGATGATAATCCAAGTCTTGACGAAGAAACAAAAGAAAGATATCGTAAAATGTTTGTGGGAGTTTTTTTTCAAAGATTTATTCTTGGATTATGGGTAGTTGCCGAAGGTATTATTTATCATAATTTTAGTAGAGAAAAACATTGTATTAATAAAGAAGATGTACCAAGCAGTTTTGACTATTACTATGTAACATCCGATTACGGAATTACTAATCCACAAGTATTTTTGCTTTGTGGAATTAAATTTATCAAAAATAAACCACATGTATGGATACTAAAAGAATATTACAATAGAGGCATCAATAAAAAAGACAAAAAGCAAAAATTAAAAACAGATATAGTATTTCTTAAAGATTATTATAAATTTATTGGCAATTTAGAAATAAAAAGAACAATTATAGATCCAAGTGCTACTTCGTTAATTAATTTATTTAAAGAAAACAATATTAAAGTTAAAGAAGCAGACAATAGTGTAATAGACGGTATCAATCTGGTACTGTCTTTTTTAGAGCAAAACAGGATACATATTGTAGAAGAGTTTTGTCCAGAACTAATAAAAGAATTTGAAAGTTATATATGGGACATGAAAGCACAAGAAAGAGGAGAAGATAAACCTGTGAAAACCAATGATCATGCTCTTGATGCTTTAAGATATTTATTACAAACATTGTTTAAAATTAAAAATAAAGGCGTGCATTTCTATAAAGGAGGAGCTAACTAAATGATTACAGAATTAGAAAGAATAGATTATGAATTAAAGAAAAATGCTGAAAATGGAATTAAATTATCAGAATTTATTTATAGAGAAAAAAAGGAATTTGAGCAATCTACCAGATATAAAGAAATGAAAATAGGAGATAGATACTTCGCAAATAGTTCTGATATACAGAAAAAAAATAGAGTTTATATTGATGTTGACGGAACAGAGAAAATATCGCAACATGCTAAAAATTTCAAATTAGAACATTCTATCATTTACAAATTAGTAATGCAAAAGGCTGGCTTTTTACTTAAAAAAGAACCTACAATACAACAAAGAGATGAAGAACATAAGGATGATAATTATTCAAAAGAAATTAGCAATATATTTAACAAAAAAATGCATAAAAGACTAAAAAGAACAGTTATAGAAGCTGTAAACAAAGGAATTGGTTGGTGGTACGTTTATATTGATGAAGAAGGAAATTTAAAAACGCAATTAAAGTATGCTACTAAAGTAATTCCTTTATGGGCAGATGATGAACATGAAGTGTTAGATGCAATTATTTTAGTTTATAAATTAGAAGAATATACAGATACAGGAAAAAAAAATGTTATAAAAATTGAATATTGCAACTTAGAAGGTGTAAGATATTATGTTTTAGATGGAGATCATTTAATAGAGGATGTTGTAGAAGCAGAAAGACATACTGCAGCATTTTTAAAGAAGGATAAAGAAGGAATTAGTGTTTTCGGACATTTTATTTTAAATGAAAAACCTAAGGTATGGAAAAAGATTCCTTATATTTATTTCAAATATAATTGCAATGAATTATCACTAATACATTATTTAAAAAGTTTAGTTGATTGCTATAATGAAATGACTAGTAGAAAAGCTGATAACATATATGAGGCCCCAGATGGAGTAAATGTTGTTAAAAATTATAGTGATGATGAAGAAAAATTTCAAAAAAATTTACAAACTTACAATACAATTTTTATTGATGACGATGGTGGATATAAAAGAGAAAAAATAGAAACTGATATAGATGCTTATAAAGTTTTTATTGAACAATTAAGACGAGATATTTACGAAGCGGGTTTTGGTATAGACACACAATCTGAAAAGTTTGGAAATCAAAAAACAGGAGTAGCAATAGAAGAATTATATGCAGATTTGGATTTGGATTGTAGCAACATTGAGATAGAGTTTCAAGCTAGTCTAGAATATTTTAAATATTTTATTGACAACTGGCTATATTTAAAAACAAATAAAGATTATTCTGAAATAGACTTGGATTTCATTTTTAATAAAACGATGACTGTCAATGAACAAGAGTTGATTGAAAATTGCAAAAATTCTATTGGTATTATCAGTATGAAAACAATAAGAGCAAAACACCCTTACGTTACAGATATTGAGAAAGAAGAAAAACAAATAAAAATAGAAGAACAAACAGAAAATGAATATGAACAAGCATTTAAGAATTTACAAAATAATTCTAATAATAAAGGATTAGAAGATAATGAGTAATCAATATTGGGAAAAAAGAGCTTTATTAATAGAGAATGAAGCATTCAAAAATACTGAATATCATTTGCAAAAAATAAAAGAACAATATGAAGTAGCAAAGGAAAACATAAAAAAAGAAATATCAAAATTTTATGAAGATTTTGCAATTAATAATCAAATCAAGTTAGCAGATGCAAAAAGAATTTTAAACAATAATGAATTAAAAGAATTTAAGACAACACTAAAACAATATGAAAAATTAGTTAAGGAAGGTAATGAAGAATTATTACAAAAAATAGAAAATATTAGTATTAAACAAAGAATAACAAGATTGCAGTCTTTACAGGAAAAAATGGATATTATTATAGATCTACTAAACAATAATAGAATTAAAGAAATAGATAGTGACTTATATGACATTCTAGAAAATACATATTATAGAAATCTGTATGAAATAGAGAAACAAACTCAAATTCATACAGATTTTACTTTACTGAATGAAAAAATAGTAGATAGTATTTTAACTTATAACTGGTCTGGAGTAACATATTCTGAAAGAATCTGGAGAAATCAAACTGAAGTAAAAGAAAAGTTAAAAGATGCATTAAATAAAAATTTTATACAAGGAAATAGTATCAATGAATTAGCAGCAGAAATGAGTAGAATTTTAGATACAAATTATAAAAACTGTACTAGATTGTTAAGAACAGAAGTAAATTACATAAATAATAGAGCAAGTATTGAAGCATACAAAGAAAAAGCAATAAAACAATATGAATTTGTTGCTGTGTTAGATTTGAGAACTTCCGAAATATGTGCAGATATGGATGGGATAATAATAAATGTAAAAGATTTAGTTACTGGAGTAAATTGTCCACCGTTACATCCAAACTGCAGAAGTACAGTAATACCTCATATTGAAGGATTAGAAAGAAATAGAGTAGCAAGAAATCCAGAAACAGGAAAAACAGAAGAAGTAGGAAATCTATCATATAAAGAATGGTATAATAAATATGTTGACAAGGAAGAGGGAATAATAGATAATTTCCTTAATAAGCGTAGTAATACAAAATTAACAGATATAACAAAAGAAAAAGATAATATTATTAATGAAGCATTTACTAATGAAAACATAAAAAATATTACAATAAGAACAAATATAAAATCAATAAAATTAGGAAGTAATAACTCATACCATCAAAAAGGAAACATTGTTTTAAAAAGAGATTACAATAACCACTCAGTAAGACATGAAATTGCTCATGCAGTTGATTATAATAATAATTGGTTATCTTCAACTAAATCTTTTGTTAGGGCAATAAAATTAGATAAACAATATATATTAAATAATCAAGATTTATATAAAAAATTAATAAAGGAAAATAGCAATTATAGAGAATTAAGTGATATAATAAGTGGAATAACAAATAATAAAATAAAAGGAAACTATTTTCATAAAAATAGTTATTGGAAAAAGTCAAACAAATTAGAAAGAGAAATATTTGCACAGATGTTTACTGTTGCCGGAGCAGATGATTTTGAACAATTACAAATATTTCAAAAATATTTGACTAATACATTTAAAGCCTTTGATGATTTGATTAGGAGGATATTATAATGTACTATGATGTATTAGATAAAGAGGTAGAGCAAAAATTAAATGAATATGGAGAAATGTTTCCTGAAGGTTTTCCATTAGCACAATTTGAAGGAACAAAACAAGAATTGATACAAGAAATTGATAAATGCATTAAAAATAGAACTGAATATGATACGAGTTTTTGGGATGAACATCCAGATTATGATGATTAAAGGAATGTAGTGGCGGAATAGACATATCTAGTTTGATATTAGATATGGTAAAACTAAACGGCGGTAGAGTACGGTGGACAGACCCATTATTGCTGAATAGTAATAGTAGACGCAAGGGTTATACACGCAAAACGTATGTTGCGGGAGCTGTAAAGAGATAGGCTGGTAACCGAGTATATCAAACTAACATGTTAGGTGCAAATCCTAACCTACATTTAATTAAATAAGTTATTAATTTTAGACACTTTAAAAGGTGTCTTTTTTTGTATAAAAATTGGTCAAGTGGTAGACCTGAATAATTGCCACTATAACAAAATAGTACGGAAGATGGAAAGCTGCCTTAAAAAGCCTAGTATTATAGAGTTATAAAGAAAGGAGCAATATGAAAACAGAAGACTTAAAAGCAAAGGGATTAACTGATGACCAAATTTCTTATGTAATGGCTGAAAACGGAAAAGATTTAAAGACAATACAGGATGAAAATACACAATTAAAAGAAGATAAGACAAAGTTAGAAGCTGACAAAGGAGCACTAGAAAAAGAAAAAGCTGATAAAGAAAAAATTATTAGCGACTTAAAAGAAGGAACAATTACAAAAGAAGAATACAATCAGAAAGTTCAAGAGCTAGAAGCTAATATTGAAAAAACAAAAAATGACAATATTAGAGGTAATATTTTAAATTCGATGTATAAAGAATTTAAAGTAATTGACACAGAAGAAAATAAATTAGCAATTTCTGCTATTTTAAAACTAGATGAATTACAGCTTAATAAAGAAAAAACAGAGATTACTGGTTTAAAAGAAAAACTAGAAGGATTACAAAAAAGTAATCCTCATTTTTTTAGCAATAAAATAAATGGTTTTGAACCTGGTGATAAAGGAGGTTCAGGAGGTTCGGGAGACGGAACTGAAACTAATGAAGCATCTAATATTGCTAAAGAAAGAAACAAGTTAAATTCTGCACCGGCAGAAAGCAAATTTTTTAATTAATAGGAGGAAAAAATTATGTATGTAAAAAAAGAAAGTGTACAACAAGTTAATTTTTTAGCGTCTGCTAAATACTTAAATTTTACACGTGAAATCAGTGATGAAGGAGTAACAGCAGATGAAAATGGTAAGAAAATAGTAAAAGCAGGAACAGTTTATAAAAATGAAAATGAAGTTGCAATAGGATTAGTATTCAACGATGTTGATGTTACTAATGGACCACAACCAGGAGCAGTTATGTATGAGGGGTGGGTATTAGAAAAAAGATTACCTGCTACGATTTCAGAGGCAGAAAAAGCAACAATGCCTGGAATTAAATTTAAAGATACTTATGAAGAGAGTCAAAAAAAAACTTAAATAGTAAGGTTACTATTCAAGAACAAAGTGCAGTTTTATTGAATAAAACGGTTTCAGATATGATTTTAGAGAATACAAAAATATTGGAAGATGGAACAGTAGAAGGAACTTTAAAAAAAATAGAAAACTTTACAGATTTTAGTTCTGAGGTCTCTGAACAAAATGGATATTATTTGCCAATTAAATTGACTATTTCGGGAACTAAAATGACATTTAAGAAGAATAATGTAGAAACGAAAAAGAATATTAACTTTGATCAAGATATTATTTTTAGAGTTACTAAAAATGATATTTTTGAAATTATTGTTGATGAAAATAGTATTGTTAAATTAAATTTTGCAAAAGCAAATTTTGAAGAATAAGATAGAAAGGAAGATAAAAACATGGAAGGAATTTTAGATATTTTTACCCAAAAGGGAATTATTGATTATTTAAAAGAAAGAACATATCCAACATATATGGGAACTGAATTATTCCCAGAAGAAAAAAGAGATGAATTAAAATTTGATGAATTATCAGAGGGAAGTGATATTCCAGTTATTGCTTCTGTACATAGCTTTGATTCAGAAGCAGAAATTGGAACAAGAGAGGCAGTAGAAAGAACAATAGAATTAGCATTGATTAAAAGAAAAATGCAATTAAAAGAAGAAGAAATTATAAAAATTTTACATCCTAGAACTAATCAGGAAAAGAAAAGACTTATGAATAAAGTCTATGGAGATATTGATAATTTAGTATTAAGTGTTATGGCAAGAATTGAACTAATGAGAATGGAGGTTGTCGCTAAAGGAACTGTTACTTTAGCAGAAAATGGATTAACAGCAGTTGTAGACTATGGTGTTCCAACAGAGCACAAAGCAACAAATGTTAATTGGGATGCAGAAAATAGTGACCCTATCTCAGATATTACAAGTTGGTATAATACATTAGGAACAAAACCAAAAAGAATAATTACTTCTAACACAGTTTTGGCAAAATTAACAAGACATCCAAATGTAGTTGCTGCATTATATGGAAATGGAGCAAAAAGAATAGCAACAGCAGGAGAATTAAACACTTACTTAGAATCATTAGGATTACCTAAAATCTATACTAATGATGAAGTTTATAGAAAACAATTAGCAAATGGTAAATATGAAACAAAAAGATTTTTCCCTGAAGATTGTTTCTCTATGATTCCAGGCGAAACTTTAGGTCTAACAATTTATGGACCAACAGCTGAAGAAGTAAGATTATCTACAAAAGCAGATATTGATGTAGAAGCAATTGGAAATATTTTAGCAATGATTTATGAAGAAGGAACTGATCCTGTATCTACCTGGGAGAAAGCAGTTGCTACTGCATTACCTTCACTATCTTGTGCAGATAAAATGTTCCAAGCTCAAATTAAATTATCATAAACTTATAAAATAATAAGGTAAAGACATATTGCCTTTGCCTTATTATTTCAAAGAAAGGAAAGAAGATTATATGAAAAGAAAAGTAAGAGTAAAAGGTCCTGGTGTAAAGCTAAATAATGTATGGCGTTACATTAATGAAGAAGCAATTATAGATGAAGCACAGTATGAAGAAAATAAAGAACATGTAGAAGTTATTGAAGAAATAGAAGAAAATACAAATATAAAATCAAAAGAAGAAGATAAAAGTACTGACGATAGTAACACAAATACTGTTAATAATGAAGAAGAAATGTCAAATGAAGAATTAGAAGAAAATAACAAAGAAAACTCAGAAGAAAATTCTAAAAAGAGTGAAGAAAATGGTGAACAAGAAGATGAAGAACTAGTAAAATTAAGAGAAGAAGCTAAAGAATTAGGAATTAGAGGTGCTCATAATATGAAAAAAGAAAACCTTGTTGCTAAAATTAAAGAAATGACAGACAGCTCTGAAACAGAAACAAATACTGAAAATATAGAACTTAGTGAAGAAAATTAATAGTGAAAGGTCGCAAAATTATGGCAATTTTAGAAAAAATAAAAAGACAATCAAGAGTTAATGTAGATGAAGTAAAAAAAATATTAATTGAAAACTTTTCTATGAATGATGACGGAAAAAAACAATTAGACTTTGCCTTATACAGTACATTACAACTTATTTTAAATACTACAAATAGAGAATATTTAATTGAAGATATGTTTTCTATATGGGTAAATATGACAAAAGATTATTGGTGTTTAAATAATTATGACACAAAATATAATTCTTCTAATAATACAGATATAGAAGAACAAAACGAAAATTCAAAATTACAAATAAAGAGTATTAAAAGAGGAGATACAGAAACTATATTTATGGATAATAGTAATTCGATTAATATTAATGGAGTACAATATCAAACGGGAACCATTGAATATGACGAAGATATATTATTAAATAAATATAAACACCAATTGTACAAATTTAGATTACTAAACAGAAAAAGGTGATAATCTTTGTATGATATTAATTATTTATTAAAAACTGAAAAAAAGGCACTTGAATCTACATACTTTGACAAAGTGACTGTATATAGAAATGAAAACCAAGAAGTAGAAAACATAACAAAAATGTCAAGAAAAGAAGTATTAAAAGACGAACCTTGTGCACTATCAAAAAGTAGCAAAATAAGTTCAAATATTGATAATGGAATAAATAGAATAGAAGGAGAACATATTTTATTTTTATCTAAAAAAATAAAAAAAGGTGATGAACTAGTAATTGTGCAAGCAGATGGGAGAAAATATACAGCACTAGCAGGTGAACCTAATTTTTTTCAATCACATTATGAGGTGCCTGTAAAGATGCAAGAAAGGGCATAATAATATGGCAGGTAGCAATGAGAGACGAAATAGGGAAATAATGAATAAATTCATAAAAGAATTAAAACAACTTCCAAAGCAATTTGATGGAGTATCAGAAGATCTATTGAATGAAACTATATCTGTTGCTGAAATATATGCAAAAGATTTAACATCAGTAGTGACTGGAGATGCAAGGGCTAAATGGCAAACTAAAAAAGCATATAAAGTAGCAAATGGCTTTAGAGCTAGATTATTCAATAATTCTGAGTATATAGGGTATATAAACTATGGACATAGAATGGAACCTCATTTCGTACCAGGGGAATGGGTAGGAGATGTTTTTGACTATGATCCTAGTGCAAAAACAGGTGTTATTATGGGAGCAAGAACAAAATATGTAAAAGGTAAATTTATGTTAGAAAAAGCGAGTGGAAGAGCAGAAAAATATATGATAAAAAGAGCAAATGTAAAGATAGAAGCTATAAAAAAGGAGTTTGAAAAATGATTGAAGATATTATTAAGGGAATAGCAGCAAAGCTAAAGAAATTATTTCCTCAAAAAAATATTTATGATGAAAATATAGAACAAGGTTATGAAGAGCCTTGTTTTTTTATCATTTATGAAGATGATGACGAAAATAGATTTCCTGGTAATCGTTATGGAATAGAATTACATTTTAGAATTATATATTTTCAGGATTTTTCAAAAAGAAATAATGATTTGTATTCTACCCGTAATATATTGAAGTTAGAATTTCAATACATTGAGTACGAAAACTTTAAATATAGAATCACAGAAAAACATTTTGAGAAACAAGATAAAGATTTACATTTTACATTTACTATTAAAGTACAAATGAAAAATAAAAACGATAATGAAAATTCTTTTTCTGATATTGATATAGCAGAGGAAAGGAAAGAGGGATGAATAAGAAAAAAGAAAGAGTAAAAGAGAAAGAAAGAAAGTTTGTAAAAGATCAAATTTCTAGAATGCGTTTAAAAAATACAGAAAAAGATCTTTTAAGAAGTAAATGGGGCAATGATATTTTTATGAGTGAAAGTCAAATAAAAAAAATTTTAAATAGGAAGGAGAATTTGTAATGGCTGGTGGAATTTTTAATGAACAAAATAAAGTGAGACCAGGTGTATATCAAAATATTAAGACTAATAAATTAAAGAGTTTAAATGATAGAGTAGAAGGAATTGTGGCAATTGCACTCAGTTTAGACTTTGGTCAGGAAGAAACAATCATCAAAATAAATGATCAAACAGATATTTATAATAAACTTGGTCATACTATAAATGATAATCAAATGTTACTTCTAAGGGAAATAATGAAAAATACAGAAAAAATCTTAGTTTATAGATTAAATAAAGGAGAAAAGGCAGAAGGTACTATTAGTGATAATATTACAGTAGAAGCTAAATATAGTGGAGCACGAGGAAATGATATTTCACTTATTATTGCTAGCAATGTAGAAGAAAGTACAAAATATGATATTTTGACATACTTAGATGGAAATCTTGTAGATTCTCAAACTGTATCAAATTATGAAGAATTTAAAGAAAATAATTATATAAAAATTACAGGAACAGGTAAAATTAGCGATGTTATTACATTAAAATTAACAGGCGGTACCTCAGGGGAAGTAGAAGATGAAGATACAGCATATTCTAAATTCTTAGAAGCATTAGAATTGGAAAATTATAATTATATTGCTTATACAGGAACATCTGATGATGTAAAAGCCTTAATTCTAGCTTTTGTAAAAAGAATGAATGATGAAGAAGGAATCAGAGCTAAAGCTGTAATGGGAGAATATAAAGCAGATTACGAGAAGGTAATTACTATTAAAAATGGAGTAATTTTAGAAGATGGAACAGAATTAACAAATGCAGAGTGTGCGGCATATTTTGCAGGCCTAAGTGCTAATTCAGATATAAATCAAAGTAATACATATACTCAATATGAAGGAGCTATTGATACAAAACCACGTCTAAATAATGCAGATACGATAGCTGCATTACAAGCAGGAAATATTGTATTTACAAGAAGAAATGATGATACAGTTATTATTGAACAAGATATTAATTCATTAATTACCTATACTGTAGATAAAAATTCCGATTTCGCTAAAAATAGATTTATAAGAGCAACTGATGATTTACTTTCGGATATAAAAACTACTTTTGAAAATACTTTTGTAGGCAAAATAAATAATGATGATGATGGAAGAAATATTTTAAGAGCTAGTATTATAGAGAAAGTAAAAGAAAAAGTAGACAGAGGAGCATTTCAAAATTTTACTGAGGATGATGTTGTTGTGCAAGCTGGAAATAATACAGATAGTGTAATAGTTACGGTAGGAGTGCAACCAATCGATTCTATTGAAAAAATTTATATGAATGTGGAGGTGCAATAGAAGAATATGGAAAGAATGAAAGTACAGGATACATTAAATGGTAATGAAGGAAAAGTCTTTGTTACAATGAATGGAAAAACAAGAGAATTGTGTGAATTGTTAAAATTAGAAGCATATATAGAATTAATTGTTTCTGAAAGAAAAATTCTAGGTTATCGTATGACACAGAATAAGGTTTGTGGAGCTAAGGGAACAGGAAGTATTTCAATGTATTTTAATAATGCGGAATTACTAAAAGAAGTTCAAAATTATTTAAAAACAGGACAATATCCAGAAATCTCAATTCAAGCATATGTAGAAGATAAAACTTCAACGGTAGGCAGACAAGAAGTAGTATTAAGAAATGTTATTATTAACAAACTATTAGCCATTAAAATAGATTTAGATAGTGAGGATGGTTTATCTGATGAAAGTGATTTTACTTTTGGAGATATTGACGCATTAGAATATTTTGTAACAAATAATTAATTAGGGGGAATTGATAATGGGAACGTTAAATGCTTTTTTAAAGGGAAATGCAAAACCAATTGAAGATATTGAGATGATTGTAAGTAAAAGATTTGTAGATGAAAAAGGAGATGCTATTCCTTGGATCTTAAGACAACTATCTGCAAAAGAAAGTAATAATTTGAGAAAAAAACATACTAAAAAAATAAAGAATAAATTGGGTAAAATTGAGGAAAATTTTAATAGTGAAGGATATCAAGAAGAATTTATAACAAGTTCAGTTATTTATCCAGATTTAACAGACGCAGAATTACAAGAAAGTTATGGAGCTCTAGGAGCATACGATTTATTGCAAAAAATGCTTACAGCAGATGAATTTGCAAATTTACAAATCCAAGTCGCAGGTTTTGCAGAAGAAGAGATTATTGAAAATTCGCTTGATAATTTAGTAGAAGAAGTAAAAAACGACTAAGGGAAGGAAAAGATGCAGAATTTATGCTAGCACATTTCGCATTAGAAAAATTGCATATTTTACCTTCCACATTAGATAAAATGTCAAATAGAGAAAAAGCATTTGTATATGCATCTATACAAGTAAGATGTGAAAGTGAAAAAAAACAATTCTCTAAAATAAAAAAATAAAGGAGAATTAGAAAATGGCAAAAAAAATAGAAACAATATTCTCTATTCAAGATAAATATACTAGAATTATTAATAAAATAATAAATTCAACTTCTAATGCTGAGAATAAAATTAATAGAGTAAGTCAAGCAACAGATAAATTTAATCAGAAAATGAATAAATTGAAAGCACCAAATGTAGATAAAATCACAAATGGATTTGACAGAATAAGTTCGAAAGCTAATTCAGCTACTTCTTCAATTGGAAGATTAGTATCTGGATTATTGTCACTCGCTACTGCTAAAATGGCAATAGATACAATAGATAGTACAGTTCTTACTAATTCAAGACTATCAATGATAAATGATGGAGGACAGACAGATAAACAGTTACAAAATAAAATTATGCAATCTGCAAACAATAGTAGAAGTACTTATGCAACAACAGCATCGAATGTTGCAAAGCTAGGATTATTAGCAGAAGATAGTTTTAATAACAATGACGAATTGATAAGATTTGCAGAATTATTGAACAAATCTTTCAAAGTTGGTGGAGCAAGTACATCAGAACAAGAGGCGGGCACTTATCAATTAACTCAAGCGATGGCAGCAGGTAAATTACAAGGTGATGAGTTTAGAAGTGTTATGGAAAATGCTCCGCTAGTAGCTCAAGCAATTGCAGACTACACAGGAAAAACAAAACGGAGAATTAAAAGAAATGTCATCGGAAGGAACTATCACAGCAGATATAATAAAAAATGCTATGTTTAAAGCAGCAGATGAAATAGAAGGACGATACAAAAAAATGCCAAAAACTTTTGCAGATTATTGGACTTTGATAAAAAACAAAGCGATACAAGCCTTTAATCCAGTTATAGAGAAAATTAATCAACTAATTAATACTCCTCAATTTGAGGAGTTTTTTAATAGTTTATGTATAGCAATACAATTGACAGCGGAGGCTATTAATTGGCTAATAGATGGTATTGGGTGGCTATGCCAAATACTAGAACCAGTTGCACCTATTTTAGCGGGGATAGTAGCAGGATTGATAGCATACAAGATATATACAATGCTAGCAGCTGCAGCACAATGGGTATTAAATGCGGCTCAAGCAGCTAGCCCTACAGGGTTATTAATAGCAGCCATTGTAGCTTTAATTGTTATATTAGGTTATTTATATGTTACAAATGAACAAGTGGCCTATGGAATTCTATACTTATGGGATGCATTAGTTATTGGAGCATTAACATTATGGATAGGTATTAAAACAGCGTTTTATGGAATTGTTTTAGCAGGACAATTCTTATGGTTAGGTATTTTAGGTGTTGTATATGGTTTAATTGCTGCGTTGAATGGATTTCAAACAGGTGTACAAGCCGTATGTGTTGGTGTTCTTATCTTATTTCAAAACATGTATAATGGAATATTGTGGATTGTAAATGGAATTATTGGATTATTAAATAAAATACCAGGAGTTTCAATTGATACCGCTGAATATGCAACATTTGCTGATGAGGCAGTAAATAATATGCTAAATGATATTTCCTCTAGAAATAAAGATTTGCAAAATATTATGGACCAAATGAAAGCAACGAGTGATTCTATTAACAAAAATAAAGCAAATTTTGGACAAGATTTAGAAAATACAGTATTTGATTTACAAGCAAAAGTGCAAGAAAGAGAAAATACAAGACAAGATAGAGTTGACACTAGAAATAAGTGGTTAACTGATTTAGAAGAAAAAATAAATGGAGCACTAGATTTGGGAAACTCAGTTAGTGATAAGTTAAATAGTACATCAATACCAGTTAAAGCAAATGGAGGAAATTTAGATGGTGCAGGAGAAGTAAATATTTCTGATGAAGATTTACAATATTTAAAAGACTTTGCAGAACAAGAATTTATTAATAAATTTACTACTGCAACTTTAGCTCCTAATGTTTCAATTACTTTTGGAGATATTCACGAAACAGCAGATGCAGATGAAGTAAGAGGAAGAATAGAGCAAATTTTAGAAGAAGAAATTGCAGAAGTAGCGGAGGGGGCATATAATTCATGAATTATGGTTTTTTCTTTGATTATGATAATGAAACAATAAGACTTCCTGTAAATCCAGAAAAATTTACTATCAAAATGGGACAAGATCATACTACAAAAAATGTAATAGGATTAGGAGCAATTGATTTATTGGGAGATATAAAACTACAAGAAATAGAATTTGATGTAGAATTACCTTGTCAAAAACAAACATATATAACAACAAAAAATCAATTTAAAGGACCAAATTTTTATTTGGAGAAGTTTGATTTTTATAGGAAAGAAAAGAAACCAATTAGGTTTGTAGTAACTAGAGATTACCAAGAAGCAAAAGATTTAAATAATATTTCAATTTTAGTAACTATCAAAGATTTACAAGTAGACGAAGAAGCTCAAGAAGAGGGAGATTTAAAAGTAAATATAAAACTAATTGAATACAAACCATATTCTTCTAAAACAGTAAATATAGTAATTAAACAAAATAAGCCAACTACTGTGAAAAAAACAAGTAATAGTAATAAAAGACAAGAAAAAACTCCAAAATCTCAAACTTATACAGTAAAAAGTGGAGATTGCCTTTGGAATATTGCTAAAAAATTTTACGGTGATGGTAGCAAGTATACTAAAATATATAATGCCAATAAAAGCAAAATAAAAAATCCTAGTTTAATATATCCAGGACAAAAACTTACAATTCCAGCTTAACAGGAGGTAAAAAATGAGTACAGAATTTTTAATTCAAGATAATATCACTAAAAAAACATTTGAAGTTAGTGATTTGGTTATCTCACCTAAGCTGGAACAAAAATTAAACGATGGATGTAGTAAAATAACATTTGATATTTTGCAGGACAACATCATTAAATTTAGCAATGGGTCAGTTATGAGATTTAAATACAATAATACTAATATGTTTTATGGATATATTTTTAAAAAGCAAAGAAAGAGTAAAGATACAATTAATGTTATAGCTTATGATCAATTGAGATATTTAAAAGCAAAAGATAGTATGAGTTTAAGTAATCTAGATATTGCAGGAATTATAAGAAAAATAGCAAATATTTATGGCTTACGAATTGGAAAATTGGTAAGTTCAAAGATATTACCTGATCGAATAGAAGATAATAAAACTATGCTAGATATTATTTATAATGCGATTTCTGAAAACCTTAAAATTACAGGAAATAAACATGTATTTTATGATGATTTTGGAAGTTTAACATTAAATAATATATATGATATGAGAACCAATATACTAATAGGAGATGCAAGCAATTGTATAGGATATGATTTAACACAATCAATTGATGATGATACTTACAACCAAATAAAATTAGTTAGTGATAATAAAGAAACTAAAAAAAGAGAAGTATATATTGCAAAAGATAGTTATAAAGTTGCACAATGGGGACTTTTACAGTATTTTGAAAAGGTGGATAATATGAATTATTCTCAAATTGTAAATAAAGCAAATACTATTTTAAAAACTAAGAATCGTGAACAATTAAAATTAAAGCTAGATAGCATAGGTATAGAAAGTCTAAGGCCAGGAAATTCAGTCTTTGTTAAACTTAGCGAAATAAATGATGTTAATATTGATAATTTTTTTATTATAAATAAAATAACACATAATTTTGATAAAATTTATACTATGAGCTTAGAGTTAGAAATGCCATCAGCGGAGGTGTTAAGTTGATATGATTAACGCAATAAAAACAATTATAAAAAACTATATAGAGAATGCAAACTTGAGTAACATGCAGTATGGAACAGTAATAAAAGCTAAGCCGTTGCAAATACAAATAGAAAAAATTATTATACCAAGTACGAAAATAATTGTTCCGAGTTATTTAGGGATAACGTTAAAAGAAAATGACAGAATTTTATTATTAAAACAACAGGGAGGACAATTATTTTTTATTTTAGATAAAGTATAAAGAAATGGAGGATAAAAATGACAATTACTCCAGATACAGATTTACAAGTAAATATTATAGAAGAAGAATACCAAGACAATACTTATAAAATAGATTTTATAAATAATAAAATTACAGATAAAATAGACGGAATTGAAGCTGTGGAGCAAACCATCTATTGTATTTTAAATACAGAAAGATATGAACATATTATTTATACATGGAATTATGGTTCAGAATTAAGAGAATTGATTGGAAAGGATAGAGATTTTGTTATTGGAGATATAAAAAGAAGAATAACAGAAGCATTATTACAAGATGAAAGAATTGTTTCAATTGATAATTTTGAATACAAACAAGAGAAAGATAGTATTAATTTAAAATTTACAGTAATAACTAAATATGGCTCAATACTAATTGAAAAGGTGGTGAATACATAGATGGGTGAAACTAATGATTTAGATACATATTATGAATATAAAAATATATTACAAAGAATGTTAGATAATGTTCCTGCAGAACTAGATAAAAGAGAAGGATCTGTTATATATAATGCTTTAGCACCGGCTGCTATTGAACTTGCACAAATTTATTTTTACCTCAAAAACAATATGGATTTATGCTTTGCTGATACGGCAGTAGGGGAATATCTTGACCGTTTATGTGAACAAATAGGAATTGCAAGAAAACAGGCAACAAAAGCGATAAGGAAAGGCCAATTCTTTAAAAATGAATTAGATGAAGATGGAAAAAGTTATTTGCCTTACGAAGATATACCACTTGGTTCTCGCTTTTCAATAGAGAATGTTGTATATACTGTTATAGAAAAAATTGAGGACGAAGAATTAAGTAATATATATAAACTAGAATGCGAAACAGCTGGAAGTATAGGTAATCAATATGTAGGAAATCTAGTTCCTATTGATTATATTGATAATCTTGGAATTACAGATTTGAATCAAATTATTATTCCTGGAACAGATGAAGAAACAGACGAGGAGTTACGTATACGCTATTATAGCATAGTTAAAGAAACTGCTTTTGGAGGTAATATAGCAGATTATAGACAAAAGGTCAAAAATATGGATGGAGTTGGGTTAGTAAATATTATTACAGCATCAGAATTAAATAATACGAGTGAAAATGTACGAATTGTATTTTTAGATTCTAACTATGATGTTGCGAATAGTGAATTAGTAGAAGAAATACAAACTATTATAGATCCTACAAAAGACGGTTCTGGATTAGGGTTAGCACCGATTCGGACATAAAGTAAAAGTAGAAACTGCAACAAAGGAAATATTAAATGTAAGCACAAAATTAACATTAAAAGATGATATTACAATAACTGATATAGAAGAAGAAGTATTAAATGTAATAAAGCAGTACTATAAAGAAGTAATAGAAAATGAATGGGAAAGTGGAGAATGGACAGTTAGAATTAGTCAAATTGAAAATAAAATACTAGATGTTAATGGAGTTTTAGATATTGAAAATACTAAATTAATATTTTCTAGTGATCTAGAACATGAAGGAAACTATAATGATTATTCATATAGGATACCAGTTATTGAAGAGGTGATATTAACGGATGGCACTAATTAATTATTTACCTAATTTTTTGCAAAAAATTAAAGAGTATCAGAAAATAACTGATGTAGAAGAACAAGAATTAGAAGGAATAAAAGAAATAAATAACAATTTACCTAATGAAATTAGTATAGAAACTGCAACGGAAGTTGGACTAGAAAGATATGAAAAAATTTTAGGCTTAAAAAAGAATACAAATTTATCATTAGAAGATAGAAGATTCTTAGTAAAGAATAAATTTTTAAATAGAGCACCGTTTACTGTCAATTGGCTTTCAAATAAACTCAAAACATTATGTGGAAAAGATAATTATTCTATTAATGTTGATTATGAAGCATTATCATTAGAAGTTCAAATAGGATACATGTTTGAAGAAGCAACAGAAGAGTTGAAAAAAGATCTAAAAAATATAATTCCTGCGAATCTAAATTTACAGGTTAATTTTTGGTATGTAGAAGATATTAAACAGAAACAAGTAATTGCAGTATCACAAGGAGAAATATTAACTATAAAGCAAATAAATTAGATTTGGAAAGTAGGTGATAAAGTGAGTGCATTTGGTGGATTATATGTAACACGTGAAGGAAAGCAAGCTCAATCAAAAATGGCGGAAGGCAAAATGCTTAAATTCGTAAAAGTAGGGATCGGAGATGGAGAAGTTTCAGGAGATCTAGAAAAAGTTACAGAATTGGGAAATGAAATAGAACAAATTGAAATTTCAAATATTAAACCTAAAGAAGACGGAAGTGTAATTTTTAGTTTTAATTTTTCTAACACTGCTTCTCTAGGAGATGGATTTTATTGGAGAGAATTAGGTCTATATGTGGAAGAGCCAGATACGAAAGAAGAAGTTTTATATGCGTATGGAAATGCAGGACAAGATGCTGAATATATACCACCTTACGACAGTAATGATATTGTAAGCAAAAAGATAGATTTAGTTCTTATATTTGAAAATACTGATAATATAGTTGTTCAATTAGATGATAGTGCAATTTTTATGACAGAAAATGAAGTAGAACAAAAAATTTCAGAAATAGTTTTTAAACAATATCTCATTAATATAGAAGAAACAATTGCTAAAAATACAGACTATCAATTACCAGTAACTTATATTGTAGGAAATAATAGTTTAAGGATATTTATAGCAGGTGTTAGACTAATAAAAGATGAGAATTATATTGAAGTTGGACAAGCCGGAGAGCAATCTAATATTATTCAATTTTTAGATTGGGATGTATCAGATGGATATAGTATGTTAATAGAAATAAAAGGTGAAAGTGTAAAAATATATTCGGAAGAAGAGGCAATAGAAGCGGTTGAAGAAGTTTGGATACAACAATATGGAAATCTAAAAGGAGTATATGTTCAAGTAAATGGCTATGATGTAAATAAAAATTATGTAGTAGCAGTAATTAATTCAAGTACAACACTAGTACTACAATATTATATTGTAAATAGATTAACTTTAGAAATAAGTGAAAGGGGATAATATGGATAATCAAAACAACTTAATAAAAAGAATCGAAAATATAGAAAAAAAGCAAGAAGATAGTGGTTGGAAAAACCTAACACTATTAAATAACTGGGAACTATATACCTCGTCACAAAATATAGCACAATATCGTAAAAAAGATGGTATTGTATACTTACATGGAGTAATTCATTCTACTAAAGTTACGACTGTTCAAAATAGAAATATAGCACAATTACCCACAGATTGTATTCCAAGTGGGATAAGAAATAATTTATATTTTCCTATTCATTTAAGTAATAAAGCTACTTCTACAATACAAATAACTAATGATGGAATGATCTTTGGCGAAATAAACATACAAACAGGAACGTGGATTTCCTTAGATGGAATTTCATTTCCAGTAGGTTAAAAAAGGAGGAAAAAATCATGTTAAAAACCTTAAAAGCCTTGTGGTTGTACACACAGGTAATTTATTACAGAAAAGAGGTGATACTATATGAGTATGCCTCTTCCTTTTAAGAATGCTGAAGAAATCGAAAATTTACAAACAAAAACAATCACAAACGAAAATGGAACAGCAATTAAGTTTGGCGATGGAACGATGGTTTGCACAGGTGTAGGACAGTGTCCAGCTAATGTAGGATA